TGACCAAATGGTTGATATGCTAGTTCTATTCCATACTGTTTAGCTAGTTCAATCTCTTTTTGATGTTGTTCAAATAGCTCTTCTGTGTCTCTTCCATAAGCAGCAGCTATATCTGAGTAGCTTATTGTTCCATTTTGTAAGCCAAGTACGTTTGACTGCATTTCTTTTAAAGGGTCAATCCATGCAAAACTTCTTGGTATAAAGTTTACTGAGTTAGAGAACTTATCAAACTTACCTATTGGTAGGTTTATACGTCCTGTAGATATAGCCATTTCTAACCATGATTGAAATACTGGGTTTACAAAGTGTTCAATAACAAACTGTTGATATATCTGATACATAGACCTATCTTCTAAAGCTCCTTGCCTGATACTGGAGTAATTAACTGAAGTTAAGTCATTAGATAATGAGTGATAAGAAATATTTAAACCTGATGCAATGCTTCTTAAAACACTTGTTGTAAATGAATCAAAAGCAGATGTTGGGTGTGTAGGGTCAAATGCTTTGAAGTCCATACCTTGAGGTAACTGTTCAAAGACACCAGCCTGTGCGTTCATCGTTGGATTAAAGGTATCTTCATATTCACCATCACCAACATATCCATCACCATCAGGCGAAGTAAAGAAACCCATTTTAGATGCACCAACTCTAGCTGCAACAATCTCTGCTTCTAAGTAACCATTTAACATCTTCACATTAGCCATTGATGTAGCAATTAAAGAAACACCTCTAGTCTGCTCTGCTCTAGTAGGTAGGTAAGCATGGATAATTTCATCTGCTGGAACTCTAATGTGTTGATTTTGACTTGCGTAAGTTCTATCGTATGGATGATCTTTATAAAGATGATATGCCACTGGCTTGTCGTACTTATCTACCTCTACACCCATCTTAATACGATTCCCAGTAGCTTTATACACATCATTTTTATTTTCATCTAAATGATCTGCTTCTAGGAATTGTATTTGGAAACCAAATGGAGAATTGCTATCTTTTATCTTTCTTATTAAAACTTCACCATCTCTAGCTAAAGATTCAATAAATATTTTCTGACAATCTAAAAATGATAATCTTCCATTTGTAGTGCAATTGCCAACCTTTGACCAATCTTTCCAAGCTGATTCAATGAGCTGGTTAGCAGCAATGTCTAATGAACCATTGTCATTTCGACTTTTACTACTAACTCTTATGCCATGCTTACCGATAACATTAGACACCATCAGGTTAAGGTATCTTGCAATGTAGCTATCGTTCCTTGCTAACTCTCTTGCTCTATCTCTTAATATTCTTATGTTATCTTTTATTTCAGCATCAGCACTTGTAGAGCTTGTTACAAAGTCTGCAAACAACCTACCTGTACTAGCACCAGCATAACTTCTTCTATAAGCCTGTCTTTTTTTCTTTTTAGGCTCATTAACGCCTAGTATTCTGTTATACCATGCCATTATGTGTAACTCTTAGGTGTAGAACCAGTAGAACTACCAAAATTAACCTTGATAGTGTTTCCCGACCCTCTTTTGTTTTTAATTCTAGCCACTTTAACTTCTTTTAGGTATTCAGCATGATATCTATCTCTGAATGTCATTAATTCATCAATAGATAGCCTTGATAGCGATCTTCCGCCTAAAGAGAAGGATGATTGATCTATTGTAGCCCTTCCTTCTATTACAGCTTCAATAGCATCTAAAACTTTCTTAGCATGACTTCTTAAGTCAGCATTTGTGTCTGCTAGGTTAGGTAATATAGTTATATTACCCTCACCAACTTGTATTCTTGCTGAATCTGAAGTCCTTGTTATATAAGAACCCCATATATAATCATGTGGATTATAGTCATCTGTGGTTGTTGTTGGTACTTCTATGTAATAAGTGTTGTCTGCTTCAGTAGCATTAATTGTAAACTGATGGCTTCCACCACCACCTGAATCGCAATGAAACTCATAAGATAGAGAGTAAGAGCCAACTGGGTAAGTTGATGCTAAATTGTCTTTCTTCCAAACCCAGTAATCACCAACGACTAATTCGCTAGGCTCTTGGGTTGGATAGTTTTCTCTGTCAAATTGATTGCTCAAACAAAAACCTCATAAATGTTTTAGATATATCTACATCTAACACTAAGGTTTATTAGTCTATTGTCAATATGGAAACAAGAAAATCTTATTATTTCCAAGAAGTGGCGAAATTACCTCTATTTATACCTTTTTGTGGTTTGTTTTGTTGTTTTTGCTGTGGTTTTGAGTGTTGAGTCATAACTCTTTCTTGAATTGTGTCGTAATTAGGATTCAAAATGTAAATAGCAGCAAAGTTATAGACCAGTGTGTCTAATGCTTCGTTTCTTGGTCTAATTTGCTTCCAAACCAGTGATTTCCTACCTCTTACAAATTTTGTGACCCTTTTCTCTGCTGTAAGCTGTTTAAAATACTCTTCATCAAGATCAGAGCAGAAATGTAGTGTTGTATTATCAGATTCAGTAGATAATCTAGAAAATATAGCTTCTTTAGCACTATCTGTGCCAACACCATATAAAACAGCCTTATTTTTACCTACAAACGTAGGTCTATTGGCTATTGGCTTACCTGCTGTGGATAAACCCTTAATTGCAAAAACCCTTCTGCCTTGTCTTGGTTTTGTGAACTGGTAAACCATATTTGTGGATAAACCACCTGAGTCAATACAGGTACAAGATATGGTTAAGATTCTTCCTGATTCAGTTGTGAATCTTTTTTTGAGATAGCTATCTAGTTCTTGCCATACGTTTTGTGCATTTGGGTCACCCCAAAATACCTTGTAATCTACAACCCATGCTTCATAGTTAGCACCCCAACCAACCATTTGTAGCTCTAATCTATCTTTTTGTGTATCAACACCAGCAGTTAGAACTAACACATCTTCAGGTATGGTTGTGTAATCGTAATTTAATCTACGTTCAAGTAGTGTTTCATACTCAACTGCATCGCCTTGCTCTTCCCAAGATTCGCCTAAAGCAGTATTTATCCAAGTCTTTAGCATTTCAGGATTCTTTTTAGCTTCAAGGAATGATTTAGCCATATCTGCCCAAGTAGACCAGACTGAATATAGTTCTGAAATATGGAATCCTGCTGTATCTGACTTAGGTGCTGATGCTATCCATTCACCATGCTTTAACATCCATTGCTTTTTAGATTCATCAATAATAGAACCACATTCCTCACATGCATAATTAGCTGTTTCAGGTTTATCCTCTTCCCAAACTACATTCTTCCACCTTAAGACCTGTTTATGATTACATTCAGGGCAAGGCACATGATAATAACGCTTATCTGATTCTTCAAAGGCTGTTTCTATTCTTGATAGTCCTTTAATAGTTGGAGTAGAGCATAAATAAATCTTTTTGTTCCAAAATGTGGTTGTTCTTTTGGTTGCAAGTGATATTGGGTCTCCTTCTGCACCAGCAGAAGATTCATATCTATCGCACTCGTCTCCTAAGACGATTCTGACTGGTCGTGAGCTTAATCCCGATGCAGAATTCGAGCCAACTATATTTAAGTTACCACCTGCAAACTTCTTGGATAAAACTGTATTACCACTATCTCTGCTTCTTGGGTCTTTAACACAATCTCTTATCTTTTCAGAATCCCTAATCATCATAGCTAGTCTATCTTTAGAAAATGCCTGAGCCATAGCTAGTGTCGGTTGCATGATTAACATCGGAGCTGGGTCTTGGTCTATATAGTAACCAATAACATTTAACAAAATTTCGGTAGCACCAACCTGTGCTGACTTCATAAATACTATTCTTTGAATATCAGGGTCATTGAAAGAATCCATTATCTCTCTTTGATATGGTGCTCTATCAGTTCGCCATGCCCCAGATTCTGCTGAAGATTCAGGGGATAGTCTTCTATAGGTATCTGCCCAGTTACTTATCTTCAGATTGGGTGGTGGAGTCCAAATCTGATTGGTCTCCTGTATCACCTTTTCTATATTTTTGAGGTATTCCATTTTGTGCTAACTCATTTAGTGCTTCATGCACCTGTTCCTTTAATATCAATTCTGCTTCAGCGTACTTATCCACTGTAATAACTTGATGTGCAATTCTTGATGGTAGCCCTAGCAGTTTTGCTCTAGCGTTAGATACATAATCAACCCATGTGTCTTCTACTAATTGTGATGGTATCAAGTTACCTTCCATTTCTTCTACTTCCAATTCAGCTTTTCTAGCCTGAGCTGCAGTTAGTTTAGTCTTTTCTTCAGCAATATCTCCAGTACCGCTTTTTTTGTTGTACCCACCAAGTTTTCTAAGGTACGAAATGTAAGCAACTCTGCAAATATCTATATTAAGTGGACTTCTTCCCATTTTAGAGGGAAGTATGCCGTCTCTAATCAATTCTGAGACTCTTTTGACTGATAAGTCCAAGTGATCTGCAACCTCTCTTTGTGTAGCCATACAGTGCTTAATTACCTTAATAAATATGGGTTGTCGCTAAAAAAATACTGGGATGCGAATATACCCACGATGTATGCTGTAGAAGAACCTACGTTTCTCACTTAGCAGTCCTCAAAGCCTTATCCATAGCCTTCTTAAAGTTCTTATCAAAGGTGTTGGCTGTGTATTTATCAGAGATAATGTAGAAGGGAAATTTAGGTCTATAAGTTACATCGTTGTGTAGTCCAATGATTAGTTTGGTTTTATTACCCTTGTTAGTTCTTTCCCATACACCAGTAGTTCCTCTAATCTCTCCAAAGAATTGTGTTTTCTTTTTAATTAAACCAGTACGCTTACCAATAATATTTCCATACTTATTAAGTTTTGCATTTTTAATTATAGGCACAGGTATTAGTTTGTTACTTGTCCTGACCCCACCATCTATCTGAAACTTAAGATACTTAGCCACATCATCTTTAATAAATAAAGTTCCAGTAAGGTTAGTCTTCTTAGATTTGCTTACCAAGAATCCACGCTTGGTAAATGGTGTTGGATTATCTAACTTCTTCTCTGTTTGTTTAGACATTTCTTTTCTAAGTCCAAACAGTGTGTTGTTGATAGCCACTGATGTTGCAAAGGGTACTTGCTTCTTTTGCATAGAGCTTAAACCCTTGGTCACTTCTTTGATGTTTGATTTGATATTAACTTTCATCCTTTTCTCCAGTAAGACTTGGCTTTAAACTTCAAACCAATCTCTTTAGCTTTTCTTCTAGCGGTAGATGGACTACAACCAAAGGACATAGCTGCATCATGTGATGACTTCCCTTGCTTAATCATTTCCTTTAGTTTCTTCTTGTCTACCTTCATTTATAAGTTTTCATAATGTTCTATTAACTTATTAATATACCATTTAGCCTTTTCTAAGTCTTGAATGTTAGCGTTCTTCATGCGATGCCTGTGAATGTATTTTATAGCTGAGCCTTCTAAGTAGCTAGGAAACTCTGCACCTAACTGTTGTTTGATGTAACTAATACACTCAATAGACCCGTTATTATAATGTGCTGGTGCTGACACTGGGTCGTGTTTAGTATTCTTAATCTCTGCCAGTCTATCCCATTCTTGTTGCGTTACTTTATCTATACTCATTTTTTTCTCCTTTTAAATAATTTATTTGCCTGTCGTTGAAAAGACCATTCTAAGAATCTATCTAACCAACTACTCTTCTTCTTCTTGCCAAAGATAGCATCCCAATTTGCATCTATCTTCTTTTTATCTTCAACCCTTCTACCTGAACCTTTACCGCCATGCCACTTAGTCATAGTTATTCTCACTTGTACAAAAAATACCACATTCAAAGTCATAGCTCTTCAAGTCTCTGCCTTTGGCATCTACTGGCAATTCTTTTAATTGTATTCTTTTGCCTTTGTATCTAACAAGATTAGCACCATATTCTTCAGACATTTCAGCTCTTTGCTTGAATACATCGGGGAATGTTTTTCTTACCAAGTTCCAATAAGTTGGTGAACTAGCTTTTACACAACCAATACAATTAGCATTGGGATAACCAAAAGAATATATCTCAGGTAGCTTAATTCCAGATTCTAATAAAATATCAAAACAACCCTGTTTAGTTATGCCTTCATCAATTAATACAGTAAGAAGATTGTCTCTTTGATTTTCTCTAAATCTTTTAGCTCTTCTTTCCTCTTCAACAGTAAAACCTAAAACAATATAATCAGTAGGATTTTTAATTTCCCACACCTGTCTAGCATTTTTCTTTAAATGAGTTGTACAAGGTGCTCCAAAATTCCCTGCCATATACTTTCTTTTTCTCCATACAGTTTCGCAAGATTGGTCAGGAAACTTTGGATTGATTGCAAATTCAATTTCAACACCTAACCATTGCTCTATATCTTTTAAAAATCTTTGATTATCCTCATGCTCTTCTTTGATTGGATTGTTTACAACGCGAATATTATTATCATCACCATATAGTTCTATGGTCTTTTTAGCAGCTATAGCACTAGCAGCACCACAACTAAACCAAACAGTGATGTTTTTGCCAGTTATTTTAGTCATGATTAATCCTTTTAAAGTTTACTGACCTATCTAATTTGCTTAGCAATTCTTTAGCCTTCATAAAGTCTTCAGGTATACATCTTAATAATTCTTCTATACTAAATATCATCATCTCAGGTTCGTTTTTGTGTATCTTTTGTAAGATAGGTTTCTCATCATCAGTATCACAAACTAAAGCAGTCTTCTTATCAAAGTTAAAACACCTAGCATTAGGTTGAATCATTATGTAACCACTCTCTTCACATTTCTTGTTAAGAGCTACAAAAGCTCTAAGCATCATATCAACCATCTTTAACTTTTCTTTAACCTTACCTTTGTAAAGTGTGTCCCTTAGCATTGTTTCTGCTCTGCAAAACTTAATTTCAAAATCAACACCCAACATCTTAAATATTCTCTTCCTACTTCCCCACTTCTCAAAACTTTCAGCTTCGTAAGTTCTAAGCTCACACAACTTAGTCTCTAAAGATTCGTCTAAATATGTTTTCATTGGTTGGGTCTCCAATCGTGAAATTCATAGTGGTTTGGGTTGGTTGCTTTAGAAAAGCAAACCAAACCAACCAACTTTTTGTTAATTTGGGCAAAAATACCAAACCAAAACCAACCAAAACCAACCAAAAAACCAACCATGTTAAAACACCTCATTATCGAAGGATTTTGACTGATATCCATAACCTTCTTTGTAATGAACTAAATCATGTGCTTTCAAATCGTTTAACCTACTTTTTAATGCACTGTCTTTAATATCCATTCTTGCTAATAATATTGAATACTTAACCCAAACGCTAATAGGGTCATTAGGCTCTTTTTCTTTTTGATACGCTTCTATGGCTTCTATCGTTTCTTTTCTTGCACCTTTTATAATGGTTTCCCTAGGTGACTCAAGTGTAAGTTTCAATACACCTGAAGTAACATTACTAAATCCAAAGACTTCTACTTCATGGAACTTAAAGTTCATAGGTTGTATTGGTCTACCATCTTTAACAAGTGTCTGATCTACAGATACAAGCATAGCTTCATCATCACCACTTCTTTTAACCCTAAATTCATAGTCAAGTGCTGCTGGTAATACAGAGCTTCCTCTTGCCCTTGCTGAAGAGCCATGACCAGTGTGATGCACTATCACTATAGAAGCATTAAACTCTTCTTTAAGCATGTCTACACGCTGTATAAAGGTATTCATGTCTTTAGTGCTGTTCTCATCTAATCCATAGTTTCTAGCCAAGGTGTCGATGATAATCATACCTATACCATTGTTCTTAGCTTCTATATCTCTACAAACCTGTTGCAAGATAGCAAACTCTTCATCATCACCTATTCTTGAACCCCTATTTGATACAAGTAAAGGTTTCTTATCTAAGTTCATGCCATAGAACTGTTCATATGCTTTTATACGTCTACCAACTGCATTAGTACCCTCACCTGCAAGATAAAGCACAGTTGATGGTTTAGTATCATATCCATAGAAATCTTTGCCTGTGGCAACCGCACAACCCATGGCAATAGCTACAAATGATTTACCTGTCTTGGGTGCTCCAAATATAGAAGTAACTGTTCCACGTTCTATACATCTATCTACCAACCAATCAGGCTCAGTAATATTGGCCATGATCTCATTTACTGTTTGGAAATATAAACTTCCTTTTGGTCTCTTAGCTGTATTGCTTGTTATGTAATCTTCCAATGATTTAGAGTCTGCAAAATAACCTGATTCGTATGCATCCCATAAGTCATCTTTTTCTTTAAATTCTTTAGGTGGTTCAGCGATTAAAACACTACAACCATTTTGTTTTAGGTGGCTAGAAATCTCATTAGCAACCTTCTTACCAGCTTCATCATTATCAGGAAATATCCAAACATCCCTTCCATAGATAGGTGACCAGTCAGCTTTTTGCCAACTATTAACACCACCATGCCATGTACAAGCATCTCCATCCTTTCTTATAGCTTCACATCCACGCAATGCTTTCTCACCCTCATTAACAATGATAGGTTTATCAGGAAACTTATTAGTAGAATAAATAGGTAACAAGCCCTCAGGTCTTCGCATAGACCAAGAGCCATCAGGATTCATGCTGAAGGGTGCATACTTTTGTTTGATAGGATGACCATCAGGAAACCTCATAACCCAAAAGTTAGTAGCATATTGCACCTTAACTATTGCTTGGGAATGAAGTTCCCTCATTTGGACTTTTGAAAAAGACCTTGCATTGCCCTTGTTAGTGTTATTTTGGGGGAGTCCACTAACGCTGAGTAAGGAGTCAGAGGGCAATGCTTGGTCGTAACCAAATTGTTTTAAAACTGTATTAATATCTTGATTCAAATGTTTAATTAAATCGATGATGCCACCACCTACATCTTCTTCAAAGTCGTACCAAGTCCCTGATTCTAATGTAAGGACTTTGCTTTGCTTATTACCCCAGCGTAGCTCTTTAGAAGAGCTACTACTAGGTTCACCAAGCAATTGCTTTGCAACTTCAGGTGCTATTTTCTGCCAATCAATTGACTGCATCAGAATGGCACATCACTGTTATCTTCCTCAGCTTTATTAACTAAGTCAGCTAGTCCCTCGTTTGGAGAAACAAAACCATCATCATCACTAACTGGTGCATCAGGGTCTACATACCACTCAGGTACATTAAAACCACGATCACCCCACTTAGAAAATTCAAAAGATAACTCTGATGAAGTTCCCATACCTACTTGTATTGGCTTACTACCTTTGTATTCAACTACTGGTAACTTACCTGCGTTGGCATCCTTTTCATGCCAAAAAGTGCCTAGTATCTTGTTAAAAGCACTAGATTCAGCAAAAGTAAACCTTTGCCATAACATAGCGTGGCCACCATTTGGCATTACCCAACAAGAAAAAGCTCTTTTCCAATCATCAGCAGGTTTAGCATCAACAACACCAAACTTTGCATCCCATTTATATTCAAAGCCATCAGCCTTCGTATATCTACCCCAACCTGATTTGAACGTATCAATATCAAGTTGTAAGTATTTAAACTCAACTGGTGTGTCTCCATTTGCAAAGAATTGTTGACCTAATGTTTTAAAGCCAAAATAAATTTGCGGTTTTTCTTCGGAATTTTGCATTCCACCTAATATATCCATAAATACTCCTATATGGTTAATGTATTGTTATATCAATACTATTTATATAATCAGTTTCAAGTTGGGTGTAACACCTTTCCTTAAAACCCTCATAATCCTCGTCATTTATAATGCCAAGGAAATCACATGCAGTTTGTATCCTCTCAAATGCCAATCTGCAATATTGTTCAAAATCTTCTTCAAGTAAATAACTATATAAGTCCATTTGCCTTTTGTATGACCTCATCTAACCTCTCACAAACTTCTGCTAGTGGACACATATAGTATTGCTTCCAATTCTTCTTGTAACCACTTTCCATAAGGCATAAGGGTATGACACACATAATCTTTCTTCTGTCATACTTATAAATTAATACTGGTATCAGGTTATCGTTAGCACTATCAACTGCTTGATTCCACCAGTCGTTTTTAAATATGTCACTTTTGCCATTACCTTTATATCTTTTACATTCTATTGCTAGGTTTCCCCAGTAGATATCAGCCATACCTTTTGTTTGATACTGGTCTAAGTTTCTTTTAACAGTTTCACTACTACCCTTAGATGCAAGATAAGTGTTTATCTTATTGCATATCACCCTTTCAAATGCTGCACCTTTGGTTCTACTGTTAATTGGCATCAGTTATAACCTCTTTTTTACCAGTTGCATGATGTGTGATGGTCAAGATATTGCCTTGCTTAACCTCCGTATACCCTGCTCCATTATTTACATGGATATACCATTCATCTCTCTCTTGATTAAGCTTTAGCCTATGTAGTTCTACTATGTCGCTAAACTCAGTCATTGTTCCTATCCTCTTCATAAGACACTATGCCAAGTTTAATTAGCATCTGACTTGCCTGTTCTATTGTTAGGCTGTTTTGTATTGCAAAGATTTTTATATCTTTATGTAGCTCTTCAGGAATCCAAAGTGCCTTTTTGATTATTTCGTCCATTATTTACTCTCCATATTCATATTAAAATTTATTTCATAATAAAGCAAAGACTTTATTACATCTCCAACCAAAAACCTTATACTATCCTTAAGGGCAAAGGATAAACTCTCCATATAATACTCTACTACTCTCATTATCTTATTTGCCCTTACTTAAAAAATCTTCATTTATAAAATTGTAGGTTTTGTTGTTGTAATTAATTGTACAACTCCTAAGGTTTGTTTCTGCAAATCTTTCATCTACACTTAAATTTATATCATCGTGAAATGCATCATTTTCTTTATCGTAATATCTATATAAATCAGATTTTTCTATGTAATGTTTACCAACAATACCGCCCCATAAACTCGTAGGCAAATCGCGTTGGACTGGTGTTTTGTATGACAGGCTATTATTTTCTACATTATATGCGAACCTTTCGTTATTTAATGTAATATATACATACCCATCTTCAGGTATTTCCAAAAAACTTGAGCCTTGTCTGTGATGTATTTCAGGATATGCTTTACTTTTTACCAAATTATATATAGCTAAAAACCATTTCATAGCACTAACATGTACTCTATACCAATGCATTCCTACCAGTCTTTCGACACGAGACTCATAACCACGAAAATAATTATAATTATTTGTTTTTTCGTATTTAGATATTTTTGTATTAAAATTTTTGTATTCTTGGTGAAATTCTTTGACTTTTTTATACGCATCATTAAATAAACCAAGCTGCTCAAATATTGATTTATGTTGTTCTAACAAATCAATATAAGCATCTTCTAACTTACTACTCATTAAACGCTCTTCTTTAATTAATAAATCATATCTTGGGTCATCTTCAAAATCATAATCAATATTTTTTAATATATTAGATATATCGTTTCCAATTTTTTCTACAGATTTTTTATTATCAGTATGAATCCATTCGCCCTTTAATTTTTTATAACTATAGTTATTAATTAACTCATTCCTAATTTTTCTTTCTAAACTATAAGCATCTCCATCTTTAGGAGTAAATTCATAAAAACTTTTTAAAGTTAATGGATTTCCTGTTTGTAATGTTTTAACCCTGCTTTTTAAAGATTTTGTTTTTGACTTTCCTATCTTAAATGGAGTGCCATTTTCTTCTGAACCTATAACATATACTAACTCACTCATATCTCTCTCCTACAACACCAACTCAACAACATTAGGACTATTGTAAACAGATAGCGGCTTGCCCTTCTGATATTCTTTATAGTTCTCTAAGTATGTTTCCATGATTGACCAACCAAAATCCATTTGCTCTTTAGTCATTCTAAATACCTTAGATGCGTAAGGATATGTTTTCTCTTGTGCTACAAATACAAAGTCATCAACCTTATATCCTGCCGCTTCCATACCTCGCCTATACCATGCTGCTTGTAGATCATAGCTGTACTTCTTAACTGATCTGCTAAAGGTGTAAGGTTCAACTGATTGTGTTGTCTTGTAGTCAACAACCACTATCTTATCTTTTGAATCAGTATCATCTAAAGGTGGGCATATTAAGTCAGGCCTACACTTACACAAAACCTCATCTTCATACCAATAGAAGCTAGACTCTGCTACCTTGCCTTTAGCATCAAGATAAGTATTCCCTTCATAGATCATCTTTTCTTTCATGCCCTCTATTAGTTCTACATCTGCTTCTTTAATTACAGTAAGACCTCTCTTCTCGTACTCTTCTTTTAATTCTTTGTTTGCCTTGGTGTATGGACTGCC